AAAAAATTGCGCGATTTCGCGACCACCTAAGGGAGTATAGGTTGGGTACTCACATTGGGCCAACAATGCACCAAATATTTTAAATCATTTCTCATTTGGCTGTAAACAGGAACTGATTTAAAATATTTGGTGCATTGTTGGCCCAATGTGAGTACCCAACCTATACTCCCTTAGGTGGTCGCGAAATCGCGCAATTTTTTGGTCGATTCTAGGCGGTTGGTACGGATGCCACGTGGCCGCTCATTTGATAGAATCTAACTATGATGTCACGATCATCGATAAGGCCAATGACTTTTTCACTGGGTCGTCGTCCAAGAACCAAAACCGACTGCACCTGGGATTCCACTACCCAAGGTCGATCGAAACAATCCAAGAGTGTAAATGGGGTTACGAGCAGTTCGTCAAACTCTACGGCTTTGCGTCGGCTCCGATCGATGAGAATGTGTACTTTGTAGCCAATGATTCGAAAACGACCGTGCCAACGATGCTGGAGACTTTTCGGGCATGCGACATCCCGTTTCAGTCCCACGAGACTTGTGAAATCGCACGGACACTCGACATTCGGAGTGTCGCCGATGTGAACCTAGTCGTAGGGGAACGATACATCGATAACAACAGAGCACGCGACCACTTCAAGAGCCTTCTACGCGATCGTTTTGCATACGTCCCTCCCGAGCGATGCTCAAGCGTTCGTCAAATCAAAGAATACATGAACATGGGCGATGATTGCTTCGTCGTCAACTGCACATACAACCATCTAAACCCGATAGGGAACTGCTCGTACGAGCTGTTTCTGTCGCTCTTGTACAAGTCCGACGTGCCGGGGACGTTCGCGGTCACCGTGATGGATGGACCGTTCTTCTCGATCTTCCCGTACGACGTGGAAGAGAGGCTGTACACGGTCACCAGCGTTGAACACGGGGTGGTGTATTCGGGCACTAAAATCATTGAAATGACGATTGACGATGAGACATTGGCTGACAAAAAACGAAAAATCGAAGCCCTCTTGGACGAATTTTCCGGCAACTGGCGGAGTCATCTCGCGTATTTTGATTTTTACCTCTCGTGGAAAACCAAGCCGGAAACCACGACGGACGATCGTTCCGTTCGTTTTGCGATGGATGATGGGGACGTGCTCAGCATTTACGGCGGCAAAATAACTGGCATTTTCTCAGCCACCCAGTCAGTGGACGACGCGATGCAACGCCGCCGTTCCGAATCGTCGGTCATTCATTCGGGGGCATATTCTCCATAGCAACGATTGACCAGTTGCATGAACGATTCGACCGACTCAAATGGAAGCGTATCTGATTGGACTTCGAGTGAGATTCGTCCAACGTAGCCAATGCGACGAAGGGACCGAAGTATCCGTGCGACGTATGGCTCGTGGTCCACGTCCCACCGTCCGAGATTCGGAAAGCTGACTTGAACGTGGCCGATGTGCGACACATCGTCGCAAATAAAAGCGTCCTGCTCCATAATCATGCTTCCGATATCCAGATTCGCTTTGATATGGGTGTGGTCCAGTCGCTTCACCAAGTCCAGCACGTCGCCGATGTGGGTCATCCAATTGCCGCCGTACACGGACGCGTTGTTTTCAATGCAAAAGACGACGTCGTACGCACGACACAAACGTCCCACTCGCAAGAACAGCGCATCGACGTCCTCGCCGGCGTAGATGCGCTGCTTTGGTGAGCCGAATACGACCACTCGTGTTCCCTTCTCTCGGAGCAGGATGAGCCGCTCTTCAAGCAGTGTCAAAAAGCGAGTCTGCTCGCGAAAGATTTGGATCTGTTCGCCGTACAAAAGGCTCTGGGCGCTGTATATGGACCCGTAACGACCCATGTCCCAATCGTGCTTTGACGGGACCGCTTCGATCGACAGGTTGCGACTTTTCAACCACGGGGCCGCTGTGCGGTCGTCTTCCCACGCCAGTTGCGACACAAGAAGGGACCGGTTGGTCTCACGCTGGTCTATGAAGGCCTTCATGCTCGAAAGTACGCTCTCAATAGACCTGGCTTGGTGATGGATCGTTCCGACCTGATAGTCGACCGTCGGGCCATCGGAGCGCAGTTGTAGCGTCGGAAAAAAGCGCGCCTGGATATCCCCGATTGAGATGGGTGGCGTGACTAGGTGCGTGAGGTGGCGCCCGTGCGATATGCACTCGCGAATATCGTCGTAGAGCCAGTCGAGGTTATACCATTGAAACTTCCATCCGGCGCAGATCGCATCTACCTGGTGGCTGTGAATCATGTCAAAAAGTGGGTTTTTCTTTAATCCGTGGCCGAAAAGAGCAGGCAACCGAAAGATGAAGCAATTCGGAAACAGCGCCTCGCATCTCTCCTCGATTTTGCGCCGGTTGGTCCCATATGGATGCGTGCTATAGGTTGATCCGCAGTCGGCCTCCGTTTGTGGAATGGAACAGTCTAGGACGTCGATCGTTGAAATGAGAATGAACGTCTTGCACTGGACCTTCTCGAGCGTCAAAATGACGTCGTCGATGTGCGCTAGGTCATCCGAAGGGTTCTTGTTTGCTTTCCACTTTTCGGCGTACACGCAACAGCAGTAGACTGTATCGAACGACCTACCCCACACCTCGTGCACGTTGGACGTGTTGACGAGAAACGTATCCGGCTTCATGTGCCTCAAGAGGTTGATTCCCACAAAGCCAGTGTAACCGAGGAGACAGTCCATTTGCATGATACAAACGCACCTTTAAGTCAAATTTTTGATGTGACTTTACCCATCCAAAAAGAGTCTAAAATACGCAGATTATATGGCTCCCAAACGGAGATTGTCGAGAACGAACCTTGGAACGCACCGTTCGATTTTCGCAGCACGTTTCAAGAATTCGTAGCCCAAATCAGGTACTCACACTTGTTCGGCCTTCGAAAATCGTCGTTTGGGGACAATGGGGAGCATGAAATTTTGGAAGGTTTTACAGAAAGATGAAATCCGGATTTTCGAAGCCTTTTTCAAGGGCGTGATTAATCAATTTAGCCCTTAACCATCGTTTGGGGAGCATCGATGCGTCTGTAAAATCTCACTTTGATGCTGTAAATATGCTTTCCGTGTGAAAGAGAGCGTGCGTGCGAACCACATACCGATGTGTCTGTCGAACTCGCACCATGATAGCATGCCGATGTGTCGGTCGAACTCACACGGCTGAGTCCACGGTGGCGAAAAAAAACGAAAAAAGTCGCATTTTCAGGCCTCCGTCGAAATCACGTATGAAAAAGTAGATGAGAACAGTCGATAACAACAACAGCAATGATTTTGGCATTTCAATTCACGTAATTCAATTCTACTTGTCATTTTCATTATAGTTGTATGGGATTCCCTACCCAAATCCTTGCATTATGCACTTATCGCTGTTCTTATCTAGGTTTTCTTCATACTCATTTCGACCTAGGACTGAAAATGCGACTTTTTTGCTCGCCACACTGAATAGTAGTGACTACATGGCGAATGTTACTTCCATACGTGCGTATTCATCCATGTGGGAAACAACATTTCCGCGAAATACCCACGCCGGATTTTGTAAGGACTTTACGACCTTATCCAATACTAAACAGTATGTTGGATTCGTACATTTACTTACAAAATCCGGCGTGGGTATTTCGCGGAAATGTTGTTTCCCACATGGGTATTCATAAGTAGTGGGTGCGAATTCGACGCGTCGCTCTCCGACTCGACTCGGAGACACCGACTCGCTAGCAAGTGAGTTTTGTTCTCACGTGGTGGTAATCGGGCCGGGGATGGGCACAACGAGCGTCGTCGTCTCATCCAGCGTAAACTGACACGGTCCAGTCGTCTCCAGGAACACGACAGTCTCGGTCTCGAACAGACGCCGGATGTGCTGCGCTGCGCGTGTGAGCGCGATTTCCACGACGTGGCTCGGCACGTGCACGGCGTCGGTGGTCGACCGCAGTGGCTCGGCGAGGGTGTAGTTGCCGAATTCGTCGCGCTGGTCGTGTCGAATGGAGAGGTCCGTCCCGTCGGCGTACTCGTAGCGCCTCCACCAGCGGCTGGCGTCCATCTCGCGGACGTCGCCGACCGGCCCACCCAGCCAAGGGGCGCTCAGCATGACCGGCCACGCGATCGTCGCGCTCGCCCGGTCGGCGCGCCGCACGACGCGGGTGAGGGTATGGGCAAGCACGTACGCAAACTTGAACGGGCGAATGGCCGACTGCAGCGTCGACTCGACCACCTCCCACTCGCGGGTGCGGAACGGGATCCACGCGCGATGGTCGATCATGCGCCGACCCTCCGCGTCCTCGGCAAAGTACGAGTAGCCGCAATCGTCCTTGCGCGTGTCGACCCACTCGGGCAGATTGCCGTAGTCGTCCGGTTCGGTCGCCAGGTGGAACAGCGCCCGGTCTTTGTAGATGTACTTGCCTTCGTTCCGATCCCCCACTTCGGCGTGGTTGGCGACGATGTCGTGGTCGTGCAACACGACTGACGGCGCGATGCGAGCCATGCGGAAGCGCTCCTCGGGCGTCCACTCGGGCACGTCTTCCCACGACGACCAGTGCAGTGCGGGTGGTGGAAGGCTACCACCCTGCGCGTCGCGACGCCGGTCGGATTTCGCGTGGACGAAACACACGGGCTTGTTCTGCTGTGCACATCGCTTGCATCGACGGCCAGATATCGTGGTCGCTTGGCATCTCGAGGGCGACGTTCGGCGTGCATCCATTGTTTTATATGGCCTTTTTTCGTTTTGGTGGGGATGAGGCCCACAGCCAAAACGTCGGTCGCACTTTTAGCCCTCGGTCGAAGTGGGTATGAAAAACGTAGATAAGAACATCGATACGCGCGACAAGCGAGGATTTGGGTCGGAAAACGCATCATAATGCCACCAAAATGGACATTAGAGTCACCAAATCATTGCTTGTTGTGCTTATCGATGTTCTTATCTACGTTTTTCACGCGTCTTTTACCGAGGGCTGAAAGTGCACTTTTTTGCTCGCCACACGGCTGAGACGGGCAGAGTGTGAGCCCGTGCGTGAAGGGGGCGTGTCACGGCCTCGTGTCACGGCCTCGTCCCGTCGTTGCGCTCCTGCAACTTGGAGACATGAACGGTATCGTACACCCACCACGGTCGATACGAGACCGTTCCACCGACGTACTTGCCGTAAAGGGCATCACCGCACGCGGCGCGCAGCTCGCACAACGGCCGCGCATCGACTTTGTCGACGTCGCCCAGAAAGTCGCGCGACGTGATCGGGTAGAATTGGGTCCATATTTGATTCGCGTTTTGCACATAGAGCATTCTATGAGTCGTGCACGGTCCCTTTATCATGATTCCGATGCCAATGCCATCGTTCAGTGAACAACAATGCGACGGCTTGTAACTACCATCGTCGACCAATCTCCTTTTCTCAACACACGGGTTGATTTTAACAATGATACGTCCAACGGATATACAGCCACGCCAAGCAGCGTTTAGCGTCTCTTCATGAATCTGCATAGTGGCTTGATTCTATTATACCATCCCCAAAATGCAGATGTTCGACGTTAGAACAAAAGAACATTTGAACGAAGATTTGGGACGGAGGAACAAAAGATGAAATGCGGCTTTTACGAGGCACTTTTCAAGGGCGTGATTACTCCATTGGGCCACTGACCATTGAAAACTCTGTCGACAATCCGCATTTCATCTTTTGTTTCTCCTTCCAAATTCTTCGTTTGGAGAGCATAAAAAGAACATTTGAACGAAGGGCAATGTCGCCACAGGCGACGACTCGTCAGTGTGGTAGATGAATGGTCGGGGAATGGTCGGATAGCGAGGCGGGGTGCAGTACCATGTAGGGAAAACATCTTCTCGAATGTAACCCACGCCCGATTGGGCGAGGAGCCACAATGTGGCGAGCCGAAAACGCACTCTGAAATGTTTGTCTGACCTTCCAAATCTTCGTTTGGGGAGAATAAACGTCGAGTCGCGAGATGATGATAGCATGACGATGCGTATGTCCAAATCACAACTTCGAGTCAGGATGATGATAGCATGACGATGCGTATGTCCAACTCACAAGATGATGATAGCATGAAGATGTGTCTTTCCAAATCAAAACTTTACATCTCCTAAAAGAATATTTTGGAAGGGCGAACAAAACTTTTCAGAGGGCGTTTGCGAAGCACTTTCATGCTCCCCAAACGAAGATTTTGGAAGGATGAACAAAAGAGGAAATCCGGATTTTCGACTGACTTTTCAATGGTTCGTAGCCCAAATCGAGTACTCACGTCCTTGAAAAGTCGGCTTTCCAAAATCTTTGTTTGGGAGAGGTAAACTTCGAGTCAGGAACTTTCGCTCAGATGTAAGTGCAACGTCTTGGCGGCGAGCGGGTCGACGTGTGCATCAGATCAGCTGCCCGTTCAAGTTGTATCCGTACCGCCAAGTCCCGGTACTGGCCATGTATTGGACCGCATCGGCGTACGCTCTCGCGAAATAGGACTTGGCTTCCGGCGTAACCTCGCGGGCATTGATACAAACCAAGACAAACAGCCAAAAATAGTACGGACCGTTGGGGTCCGATTGAAATTTTTTGTAAAATTCGGAACGTGAGTAATCAAACATTGCTTCGGGTGTCCACAGATGTCCCAAATGTATCAATTGGTCGGCATTTTCCTGGGTGAAGCCGGGTATATCAAACGCCCGCCAGACATCGCCACCCATCATTAGGCCCGGTGATGGTGATGACGACGCATTACCATTCCGCTTTCGGTTGGGCGACCGCCGTGATGCATAACCGCGGACTGAGTACTCAGATTTCATTTACATATTCGATTAAATAAATAAAAAAAAGCGACGATTGAACTCATGCTCCCAATGCCTCCCATTGACAGGGCAACAACATGCAACTACGAAATCTGCAACTTTGCGATTCGTAACAATGTGAATACCAGGCTGATTTCGAAATCCTTTGTACAAACAAGAACAGTCGGTTTACAAACCGAAACATGTTGTCCGATGCGATGCGGTGCATATGGTCCGATGCGGTGCATATGGTCCGATGCGATGCGGTGCATGTGGCTGATAATAGCATACGACTCGCATCACCAGCTCATGCTAGTCGCAAGGCCGTGTTAAAGGAGCGTGCATTCGAGTCGTGTTAAAAGGAGCGTGCATGCGAACCGTGTTAAAGAGCGTGTCGAAATCACAAGATGATGTTTGCATTCTGTGATAGCATGATGATGTGTCTGTCAAAATCGATGCATGATTACTGTACCGGTCGATATCACAAGACACTTTCACCATCTGTGTTCCCCGTCAGCGCCACGGTCCGTTGGGCGCGGTCTCGGCTCGGTGCGCTTGTGGTCGATGATGGACAGACGACGCCGACGACGACGTGAGGTTCCAGACGCGATGGCTTGCCTGGGTTGGTTTCGGCGGAAGGTGGACGCCGGCGTTGCGAATGGCGACGGCATCGTGCGTCCATCGCCGTCGATGGGCGTTCTTTCGCGGCGGGTGCAGCACGACGTCCGCGTGCGCCAATTGGACCGGGTGGTGCTGCCACTGTCTTCGAGGAGAAACCGGCGGAACCAGCGGAACCGGAGTGTCGTCTTGCGTCGGGGTAGGCCCGGGACTAGACCGAACGGAATGGACCAGCGCCACGTGCATCCGCCGTCGCGACTCGACCTCCCGGCTGTGCATCCACCGTCCGTCGCGCACGGCGCCGTGGGCGAGCACCGCACGATGAGCCGGCGTCTGGTCGCCCGCCGGGTCGTACCGCCAAGGCGCGGCCTGGCCGTTCTGCACCACCAGCATCCCCCGCTCGGGGTCGTCGCTCGCGGTGCCGACGTACAGCAACGTCCCCTCCGCGAGACGGTGGTCGCGGATGTACCGATTCACACGGGCGAATATCAATTCCGGACCGAGGCCGTTGAAGAATGGATATTGCGCTTTCAGCGCGTCGAAGCGGTCGGGGAAGAGCGCGTCGACCATGATCACGAACGGATCGCTCGGCGTGCGTGCGTGCTTGACGGTCGATGCGGGTGGTGGCTCCGAACCGTGCGTGACCGTCGCATCGGGTGGTGGTGGCTCCGCTCCGGATGGAGCCGAATCCGGAACCGTTCGTGCAGTGGCCTGCCCGCAGCACTCGACGATCTGCGCATACAGGGCCGCTTTGCTCGTGGCTTTCAGCGGTACGCCACCACGATTCAGTCCATGCGCCTTGACGAATTCCCGCAGTGCTGCGAATGGCGAGTTGGCGCTCAGCGCGTCGAATGGTACCGATGACATTATCCTTTTATCATTGGTACAATATACTCATAAATGAACGACAAGCATACAAACGCACGATTCGCCCGTTTCGTGCGAGCGTACTCCGACGAAAAACGCCAGATGGACCTGTATGAGCACATCGACCGTTTGGACATCCACGACTGGTTCAGTTGCATGCTGACATCCGGAGTAATCGAGCGCACACCGTCCGAAATCGCCCCCATTCAATGGATCGCGCCGGTACGAAGGCACAATGCCCGGGTGTTCCGCGACGGCCGATATCGGAGTCGCGTTCACGACCTTTTAGACATCGCCAAACTACCGGACACCCCACCCAGCCACCGTTCGTTCGCTCGGCGCCTGCTGCAGAATCTCATTACGGCCCGCACGAGCGCGTCCGATCGGGCGTTTTTGCTCGGGGAGATGGTCGACATCCCGATTCTCGACGACACGACCATCAAAGCGGCGACTCTCGCCGTCTTTCGCGATTGGGATTGGGATTTGCCAATCGAACAGCAACTGCGGTACTGGGATGTTCGAAAAGTGACCAACTGCCGCGGCCTCTTTGCGTACCAGTTTTCCAACCCATGGGGCGACGAGTACTACGACGAAGGCGAAGACGTCTCGAAAGACTTTCTGGCGTTTTGGAATACCGAGAACGTCACGGATATGTCCAGGATGTTCGAGGGGTGCGAGTCGTTCGACGCCGATATTTCCGGGTGGAACACGTGGAAGGTCGCCGATATGTCGCGAATGTTTCGCCATTGCGACCATTTTCAGTCCGACATCTCGGCGTGGGACACGCGCAACGTGACGGACATGTCCTTCATGTTCGAAAGCGCTCGCGCGTTTCAGTCCGACCTGTCGGCGTGGGACACGGGCCGAGTCGTCTCGTTGGCAGGAATGTTCCGCAACGCCGAGGCGTTTCATTCGAACCTCGCTCGGTGGAACGTCGCGCGTGCAACGGACATGTCCCGAATGTTTGACGGCGCGCACGCGTTTCAGTCCGACCTGTCGGCGTGGGACACGCGCAGTGTCGTGACGTTGGCGAGCATGTTTCGCGAAGCCGTGACGTTCGACTCCGACCTCTCTCGGTGGAACGTCGCGCGTGTAACGGACATGTCTTTCATGTTCGACGGCGCGGATGCGTTTGCGTCCGACCTCTCTCCGTGGGAAACCGGTCACGTCCGGAACTTTGCCGGGATGTTCCACAATGCGCCGCAAGTGCCCGCCGACCTGTCGGATTGGGATACGAGCAATGCGACGGATATGACCGGAATGTTCTACGTGTCGTTCTACAACGCCCGAGCCACGTCTCTCCCGTTTCGCGCCGACCTTTCGCGATGGAAAACGGGCAACGTAACGAGTATGTCGCACATGTTCCACAACGTGCACTTGCTGCGGGCCGACCTGTCGGATTGGGACACGGGCCAGGTGAAGAATATGGCGTTCATGTTCCACAACGCCAACACGTTCCACTCTGACCTCTCTCGATGGCAGACCAGCAATGTGACAAGCATGTTGAGCATGTTTCGATACGCCAACGCGTTCGACGCCGACCTCTCGGCGTGGAAAACGGGCAACGTGGTGAACATGAGGCACATGTTTGGGCATGCCAACTCGTTCAACTCGGACCTTTCGAGGTGGAACGTCGCTCGTGTAACCGACATGTCGTACATGTTCTACCACGCGAGCGCGTTTCAGTCCGACCTTTCGGAGTGGGATACGCGCAACGTTACGAGCACGGCGCACATGTTTCGGAACGCCACGTCGTTTCAGTCCGACCTCTCTCGATGGAACACCAGCAACGTGACCAACATGGCGCACATGTTTCGTAACGCGCCCTTGTTCCACTCCGACCTTTCCAGGTGGGATACAAGCCAGGTCGGCGAAGGCCAGACGCTGGTCGTGTTCGACGACCGGACCGACGAGCTGTGGAGTCGGGCGAGAGTGCGAGAACACGACGTCGCACGCCAGCCGCGACTGCGACGAGAGCGGCGGCGATTCCGATGGCAGGAGCTCTGCGACGTCGGCAGTCGCGCGCCACTCCACGTGCTACGTCGATTGGCGCACGAGGCCGGCATTCCGTCGCCGGAGACCCAGACGAGACGCGAGCTGTGCGCCGCCTTTTCGAGGCTCTGGTCGTCCCACGCGGACGAGATGGCGACGGCGCTCCCCGAGTGCACGAACGCGCGTGGGCTGCTGGAATTCCCCGTCGCCGACACGCCGCCCGAGTTCTTCTATCGCTACGCGCACGACGGGGTGGTGTACTGCGACGACATCCGGCACCTCTACCAGCACGTGCAAACCTCCACCAAGAACCCGTACACCAACCTACCGTACAGCCCGGATGTGATCCGCGACATCGAGGCGACGTACCGGCGGCTGCGGCCGTTGACGACGACCATGATCGATTTCGACGACGAGCCGGAGGTGGTCTCGTTTGCGTCGAACTTGACGCGCAAACTCGCCGACTTGATGTCGCGATTGTACTACCCCAACGACATCGAGCGGTTCCGGGGCGCGTCGGACGTCCAGTTCTCGGCCTTTTTGCGCTCGCTACAGGCGGTCGCTGTCATATCGTCCAACGACCGGGACTGGGTCGAGTCGCCCCCGACCGTGGATGCGCGCAAGTTGCGACTGGTCGAGTTGCTGATACTCAAAATCGACAACGACCCACACCGAGTGCAGACGAGCCACGGGGAGTTGTCCGAGGTCGCCGTCGAAGTGTCGGACGTGTACAATCGGACGTTCGTGTGAGCGACGCCGCCGCAACGGTCGCCGCAACGGTCGCTGAGCGGAAACGTCGGCGGCGTTGCGTTACGTCGCAGAGTTCATTGGGCCAGTGGTTTTGTGGCGGGCCAAAAAAAGTCGCGCTTTCGGCCTCGGTCGAATGTGGTATGAAAACGTCGATAAGAACAATCGATGACAACAAAAGCAAGGACTTGGGTACTCTAAACTCCCTGCAAAGGCACTGAAATGGACCATGCGAGTCGATTTTAGGGCATGAATATGCCCACATCCCTGCTTTTGTTGTCATCGATTGTGCTTATCGACGTTTTCATGCGTGCTTTTTACCCGAGGCCCGAAGTGCGACTTTTGACTCGCAAGAGTCGCCACACTCAGAATGATAGCATCCTTGCAAGGTGATTACAAGTGATAATGAATTCGAAATACTTGGCTCTGAAAGAATAAATATATGGCTCCCAAACGAAGATTTTGGAACGAGTAACAAAAGATGAAATGCGGATTTTCGAAGCACTTTTCAATGGTTCATGGCCCAAATTCAGTACTCACGCCCTTGAAAAGTGCTTCGAAAATCCGCATTTCATCTTTTGTTCATCCTTCCAAAATCTTCGTTTGGGGAGCATAAAATAGTAATAATTCATACATAAAATGGCACATGTAATGATGGCAAACCCGATGATTACGAAGCTTGTGGTGCTATGTTTGATATGCATCATATGCGCATGTTGCTCTTCGTCGTCCTCATCCCTACTACAACACTTCGACCCATTCAAAACAGGCGGGTTCAAATTACCTTGGTCATGAAAAGAAATCACCATATCCATCCCAAACGATTATTTGGGATGGATGAACGAAATTTGGGAACGAAGGTGCATAAAATGGAACTCTAACGGACCTTTAGAGTCTATTTTGATAAATCGAAACGCCTGCATGGCTGCTGTTCTTGTTATCGAGTTTTCTTATCTTCGTTTTTCATGCGCCTTTTACCCAGGGGGCGTGATTGCGCGTGAAATGCTGATCGTGCGACTTTCTTGCTCGCCAAAATGCCAAATCTTCGCTTGGGCGCATCGAATGTCCGCCAAACATTTACAAAATGGAATGTGTGTCGACGGATTGCGTTTTCGTAAACGCCCTTCGGACGGAGCATGATAAACGTCTGTATGACAAATAATCATCACAATAAATGGACATTTCGGACGATGCAAGACGAGAGCAGGAACTGCTGAACGCCATCGACAATAAAGTCAAGTGGATGAAAAAGTTGGAACTTCGAGGAACATTACGCGAGCATGGTCGCACGCCATACGTGGAGTTGTTTGGCATGTACGAAGCCCTATTCCATTTGAATCACGACCCAGTCGCATTCGACGCTGCGATTGAAAACATCAACAAAGCCATTCAACTTGTGGAACGTGAATGGAACCAAGATGCGTCCAAATTTGAATATATAGCGAAACGTGCCCGTTTCTACATCGATGCCCAGAAATACGACGAAGCGACGACGGACACGGCCACTCTTCGCTATGAGATGTCGCGCATGCCAGAAAAACTAGCGTCGGCGCGTATCGAAGACGCCGAACTGCAGCATCAGTTCAAATCGCAGAATCATCAACTTGTCGAGTTGAGAAAGCAGAAGCTGGCGTTGGATACCCAACTGGACGAGCTGAACACACGCTTTCGGACGCTAAACCGGCACATCGCCACTAACAAGCTCGCAATCGAGGATGCGACGGTCGCGTCCAAGGCTCTGACAGAGTACGTAGAGTCCCTTGATAAGAAGCTCGCATCCCGATTTGAATCGAGTGTCCGCTCTTTCACTAGGTCACCGCAGAGAGGAGGGCGTTCGTCGAGAACGCAACGGTCGACGCGTCCATCGAGTGTTTTTGGATATGAACGTTGAGACTAGGTAAAACGAGCATCGAACGGTCGAGAATGCAACGTAGCGGCCCAACTTAATGCTCACCAAACGAAAATTTTGGAAGGATGAACAAATGATGAAATACGGCTTTTCTACCAGCCGTCGGCAACTAGTCCCCTTTTTTGCGACAATCTCCATTTTGAACATTTCGACAAAAATGTTAACCACTAATCCAGGTTGACGCTTTTGTCGAAATGTTCAAAATGGAGATTGTCGCAAAAAAGGGGACTAGTTGCCGACGGCTGTTTTCTACTGACTTTTAAATATTTCGTAGCCCAAAAAGAGTACTCACGCCCTTGAAAAGTGCTTCGAACATCCGGATTTCTTGGGAGGGATAAAGATGATTACAAAAGATAGCAGACAAATCGTCATGACATCAGATGTCGACTAACACGCACGCCCTTTAACACGGCTGGTACGCACGCCCTTTAACAAGGCTGGCACGCACGCCCTTTAACACGGCTGGCACGCACGCCCTTTAACACGGCTGGCACGCACGCCCTTTAACACGGCTGGCACGCACGCCCTTTAACACGGCTGATGCGATACTCTCTTCCACGGACACACAATCGTCATGCTATCGTCATGTTGTGATTTCGACAGACACATCGTCATGCTATCATCATCGCGTGAGTTGGACGGACACATCGCCATGCTATCATCATCTTGTGACTCGTGAGTTGGTCAGACATTCTTTCGGCATGTGTGAGTTGGACGGGCACATCGCCACGATATCGTCATCTTGTGACTCGATAGACACATCTTCATGTTATCATCATCTTGTGAGTTGGACAGACACATCGTCATGCTACCATCATGACATGTCGACTAAGACGCCAGCATTCTCGGGCCTATAATCTCGGCTGGCACGCACGGCCCTTTAACACGGCTGGCACTCACACACTTTGACACGTCAGGCATGCACGCCCTTTCACACGGCTGATGCGATGCTCTCTTCCACGGACAAACAATCGTCATGCTATCAACATCCTTGTGACTTTGTACAAGATGATGATAACATGACGATTGTGATCGCATCAGCCGTGTGAAAGGGCGTGCGTGTCGACCTCTAGATGGATGATAACATGACCATGCGTCTGTAGAAATCACAAGATGATGATGGCATGATGAGTTTTCCATAGAAAAGCATGGCATCCGTCGTGTTGTCGGGCGTGCGTGCGAGCCGTGTTAAAGGGGCGTGCGTGCCAGTCGACCTCTAGATGGATGATAACATGACCATGTGTCGGTAGAAATCACAAGATGATGATGGCATGATGAGTTGTCGGGCGTGCGTGCGAGCCGTGTTAAAGGAGCGTGCTTGCGTTAGTCGACGTCTCATTGTGATAGCATGCCGATATGCATGTAGAAATAACAACATGACGATAGCATGACGATTGTGTGTCCGTGGAAGAGAGTATCGCATCAGCCGTGTTAAAGGGCGTGCGTGCCGTTAAAGGGCGTGCGTGCCAGCCGTGTGAAAGGGCATGTGCACCAGTCGCGTGAAAGGGCATGCGCGCCAGCCGTGTGAAAGGGCATGCGTTCCAGTCGACATCTCTAGATGGATGATAGCATGACAATGCGTCGAACTCGAGTTCGACAGACAAATCGTCATGTTATCATCATCTTGTGAACTTGCGATTTCGACAGACACATCTTCATGCTATCATCCCATGTGGGAAACAACATGTACGAGACTTACCCACGCCGGGTTTGGCAAATCCATTAACGAAGATAACATGCGGCCTAGCATGCTAGGTGGCTATCATCATATTGTGATTTCGACAGACACATCGTCATGCTATCATCGTGAGATGTCTACTAACACGCACGGCCTTAACACGGCTGATGCGATGCTCTCCACGGACACACAATCGTCATGCTATCATCATCTTTTGATTTCGACAATGCCACTGTTTCCAACGAAATTTATGCTCCCCAAACGAAGATTTGGGAAGGCCGGACCAACATTTCAGAGTGCATTTAGTCGTTCCATGTAGCGTTGCTATGACATGCGCTGAAATAGCACGTAATCGGGGCTTTCCAAGCGAGGCTGGCCGAGGTTTCGCACTATCAACGCTAGCCGTATCAGCATCTTGGTGATGCGGTAATGGACCATGCGGGTCGACTGTTGCATGTCCGGGGACGTCGACGTACCGAGTGCGTCGAGCTCCTTCGCATCGGCGTGCAGCCGCTTGAGCGGGTGGTTTAGGGTGCGGCGCACGGCCTTGGCCATCGCACCGACCGGGTCTTCGGTCCGATGAAATGGGATCATCCATCGGACGACGTCCACGTTGGTCGTGGTACCGACGCAGGCGCTGCGCCGGCCGTCCAGCCACGGCCCATCGTTCAGCGACAGCTGCGAGTCGGCCACGTAGTCGCTTCGTAGCACCGACTGTCGCGAGAGCCAGGTGAGCGCAAGATCTGTCAAAACCGACCACTCTGTCGAATCCAGGTCGTCGACGTTGGCGCATAAGAGCGTCGTGACGTAGTCGTCGTCCTCGACTTTGGACGACGATGGAGAGCGATGTGGAGCCATTCTTTTTAATCCGTGTACGCAAATGAAACCTTTTTAAATCATTCATCAACACCTTACAGTAGATGGACGTACGTACAGTAGCCTCCCTACATGGCATAACATCATCACACGGGAATCAATATCGCGACATCAAGATGATATGATGGCAACAATAATGATGCCCGTTACACATACCATCCTTACCATCCCGTGGCCTACATTAAGTACTCACGCAGTTGAAAAGTGCTTCAAAATCCACATTTCTTCTTTTGTGTTCCTCCTTCCAAAATCTTCGATTGGGGAGCATGAGGTCCTTGTTTTACAAAAGGATGATAGCCACTGTGGCGAACACGGACTGCGCAATTGCATGCTCCCCAAACGAAGATTTTGGAAGGAGGAACAAAAGATGAAATGCGGATTTTCGATGAGAGTTTTCAACGATTCGTAGCCCAAATCGAGTACTCACACCCTTGAAAAGTGCTTCGAACATCCGCATTTTATCTTGTGTTCATCCTTCCAACATCTTCGTTTGGTGAGCATGCAATTGATGTCTCTTTTAGGAAACGCCTGTTGGGCGGATTATGATTAAGTAGGGGGTCTTGAAATTGCGCGGTTTGTGCTCACCACATGGATGTTTGCATCAATTGGTCGGCCCAGCGCATCATATGGAGTAGCGTGCTATGATTCTGTAATCATCCTAGCCGTCGACAACTCGCCCCATTTTGCGATTATCTCCATTTCGAGCACTTCATCAACAATACAACATGAGCCGGTGCACATGCAACTACGAAATGCGCAATGGTGTGGTCGAAGAACATGAGGTCACATGCAACAACAAAACAGTGTAAATAAAAACTATACCGGTATGGCGAACAAAAAATTGCGCAATTTCGCACCCACTACTTAACGAAGGAAAGTGCATACGTGAGTACTCAACAATCAGGCTACTTTCAATAGACACTGAAATGATTTAAAAGACATGTGTCCAATTGGCCTGATTGTTGAGTACTCACGTATGAACGTTCCTTCGTTAAGTAGTGGGTGCGAAATTGCGCAATTTTTTGTTCGCTACATGGA